GTCGCCGCTGGACACGTCCACATCCTCATACAGGATGCCGACCGCCGTTGTGTCATTTGCCGGGATGACAGACCCCGCCGGAACATACTTGCCGCCGTTTGTGGCGGTTTTAACGTTCTCGTGGTCTGCCTTGACCGTGCAAGTTTCCCGCGTTACGTCTTCGGGATGAACCAGAAAATAACCGGGCGCGTAAACCGCGCCGTTTTCAGCTTTGATAAAGCTCATTTTTTCGCTCCTTCTGCCGCGCCATAAATCGCGGCGTAATAATCCTTGGCAACCTGTGCCGCGCGGCTGGATGCCCCGCTGCCGCCGTTGTTGTCGGGCGGATTATCTACCCTTGCGCCCTGCTTGTTGGTGTTCGGGATGAAATCCGCATAGTCGGTCTGAATGCCCTTCTTCACGCCGTCAGCGTCTTCCAGCTTTCCGTCTTTGACCTTCACAGCGGAGAGGTCAGTCACTCGGACAATGCTGTCAGCTCGCTTTCCAGTGATGCCCAGCGCGTTAAGCTGCTCCCGGTACAGTCGCTCGGCCAGTGCCGCCGATTCTTTGGCGTTCTGGTCGTTCTTGTACTTCTCGAAAGCCGCATGCTCGCTGTCATACTTGCTTTTGTAGTCCTCTCCGCCGCCCTTTGCTTTCAGATCGTCCAACTCCTTCTGAACGTCTTTCAGCTTCTCAGCGTCGGTTTTGTAGCCCGCCATCTGGCTTTTCAGCCCGTCAACGGTTTCCGTGTGCGCCTCAACCACGCTATCAACCTGTTCTTCGGTCAAGCCAAGCGCCTTAAGAAATTTTCTCGTGAATGCCATGTTTACGCTCCTTTACTTCGGGGGCTGTCCTTCGCCCTTCGCTTTATATATGCAAACGGCGGTACTTTGCCGTTTTTGCCAAAAGAAAAACCGCTGCTCTCAGCGGTGCTTGTCAATTTCCTTGTTTGCCTTTGCCCTGATTTTCTCGATCTTCCGCGCCAGTGCGCGTTGACCTTGCCTTGTTCCGGGCGCGGATTCTCGCGCATGCTTGATCTCTTTCCGCGCTCCCCGGCGGATTTTCTCGCGCCTGAACCACTTGATAAGCCCCATTTTTAACCTCCTGACAGCTCGTCTCGCATGATTTCCCTGTATTCTTCTCGGTGATCTTCAATCGCGGGTCTCAGATAGTGATGTGGTCGCATAAACGATTTACCGATTCCGCTTCCTCGTGTCGTCGTGAACTGCTCCCATTCAGGCGGTGCTTCGAAATACGGTCCAGTGCCCAGTTCAGGATACGGCGCGTATTCGACGTTGCTTCCCACGCTCACCACGTCGTCATCAGCCCTGTGCGTGATGCTGTTTCTTAACGTTCCGCCGATGTACCCTTTCTTTCCCGTGCTTTCAACCGTTCCGACGGGGCACTTGTCTTTCGCGTATCGCTCGGCTTGCTGACCGATGGTCTCAAGCGCCCGCGCCTTTGCGCGTTCCAGCTCTGCCAGAAACGCCGCGCTGTTGTCGATCAGATTTCCCGCCATTGTGCGTCTCCTTCCATCCTGCCCACTCCGCATAGGTCTTAAACGGTATTGTATCGCGGGTGATGTTGTCGTGCCGCATTTCATTTCGCGGCGGGTACTTGGGATTGTACGACACGAGCGCACACCGGCAGTTGTACACATTCGCGGGTCTTGCGTTGTGGTCGCCCGGACACATGATCTCGCCCAGCTCGCTTTGAAACGGCTTGTCCACGTCTACGCGCTGCCCGTCAAGCATGGCGTGAGAGTGGCGCGTATGGTTGTCCAGTGTCGCCCGCCACTCCTTTTGCAGCTTGATACCCAGCTTCGCCGCCTGATGATAGCTTTCGATGCGTCCCGCATTCTGTGCGTAAGTCATCGCAGTTCTCGCGTGTCGCCTTGCGCTGACCTCGTTCGCCGTCGTCACGCGCTGCAATCGCTTCACGACCGTCTCAAGCGGTTCGCCTTGAATGATGCCCTGCGTGATCTGCTGCGTGATCTGCGTATGATTCCAGCGCTTGTCTGCTGGTATATCCACCTTTGACGGCGGCAGAAGGTCGGGCTGATCGCGTATAAGCTGCTTGACGGTCGATGCGTCGTACAGCTCAAAGCCCATGTTTATCCGTGCGCCCTTTTCGAGCACATAGCTTGACCAGTTGGCATTATAGGCAAACGCTTCCGGGGTCGTGTCATTGATGATCTGCATGGCAAACTCGTTGCTATGCGTCAGCGTCTCCGTCATGTTGGCAAGCATCTGCCGCCAGCGCTTGCCTTGGAACACTTGCCCCGCCAGCCAATCGCGATAGGTTTCCGGCGTGATTTCTCCCACTTCGAGCTGCGCGCGATACTTTTTATCGTCCCTGCGGAATTTCGCGATGAACTTGTCTAGTTTTCGCTGGATATCAGCCGCCGCGTCGGTGTACACGTCGCGGATGCGCCGCTCTAGCTCTTCGATTTGCTTGTCAGTCCACCGAACCGCCTGATCTGTCAAGCGCCGTCACCCCCTCCATGTTCGCATAAATCCTCTCCTTCACCAGTTTCCCGCAACCTTTCCCGCTGCTCAGTGATCGCTTGTCGCACTCGAAAACGCACGTGAAGCGCTCGTCCTCCACCTTGTAACTGCTGATAAATACGGGAGTTTTCTGCTCCGCTGCCCAATTTAAAAAGGATTCATGGTCGAATCCTTCATAACTGCCGCAGTCAGTGTCTTGATACGGGATATCTGCGTAAATCACGCTATTTTCTGGGATTTTGACGTTTTCATAGCTTTTGAATGAGATTTCCAGCCTTTGCAGACTTTGCAGCCTTTGCAGACTTTGCAGACTTTGCAGCCTTTGCAGCCTTTGCAGACTTTGCCTAAGCCTGTACAATCCGACAAGCTCATTGTAATCGTCTGTAAGCGGCATAAATTCCTGCATACGTTGGTACATTTCCCGCGTCGGGAACTCCCATTGTGAGCGCCCGAAGTAATGCCCGGCCATCTGTGTTCCGAGCCTACGCTGAACCTCAGCCTGCGTCAAGCCTGACGATTTCAAGGCTTTTAGAAGATATGCCCTCAGTTCTTCCTCGTCTCTCTCGATATCTGCTTTCACGTTTTTAATCAGTTCGCCAAGCTCTGCCGGTGTGTATTCTTGCTGCGAAAGCCACCACCGAATATATTTATCCTTGTACTCGGATTCATGCGCCAGAACGTCCGTGCGGCTTCCGTCGCCGTCAATTCCCATATTTCGCAGAAGCGACGTGTCGCCGAAAACCCGCGCATAGTGCAGCGCTTTTTTCCATGGTTCTACTTCCTGCGCATATAGATAGTCGGTTCCGTTATTCCCAAAGCTCCAACAATATCTTACATATGGGTCAACATCTTTCAATTTTTGAAACGTTTCTCGATCAATCCAGCGCTTTTCATCCGCATACTCTCCGCATATTGCGCCCTTGAACAGTTTTAACGGCATTTCGCAAATGTCGTTCGCTATAATCCGCTCCCACTTCGGTGCAAGCCCTTCACAGATTTCAAGCGCTGCATGTGTTATGGCGCAACCGCCAGCGCAGATATCGATCAAAACATCAGCTGATGGAAGAAAACTGACTATTTTCCGCGCTATGCCGTTTTTGCTCCCTTTGTACGGTATGCCATAGCGCTTCACGTCGTTTCCTCCTCCGATTCCTCGCGCACGAACCGTCCTTCCGTTTCCTCGTCCAGCCGCGCCATGATCTCCGGCACTTTGTCGATATAGATATTTGGCAGATTCTCAAGGATCGTCTGTCTGTCAAGATACGTCGCTTCCAGCATCAGCATTTGAACCTGTTCAAGCTGGTTGCTGATGCGGTTGCGCTTGAAAACGGGAACATCATCAATGCCGATTAGCCCCAGAATCGACCGAATGCAGGATTCGAGCTGATTTTCAAAGTCATCTGCGTTCTCGTCAAGCGGTTGATACGCGGAGTTAATCGCCGTTGCGGTCTGGTTAGATGCCGAAATCGCCTTTGTATCAAACCCGCCGAAATCCTCGTAGATATCCTGCCTGATCGTCTGCAAATACGCTGTCCGCGCGGCATACGGTACGTCTTGCGTATACGGTTTGATACCGCCGCCATCGCGCGTATCTGCGACTGCGATATGCTGTAAGAGGATTTGGTCGCGGAATTTCTGCAAATCCTTGTCATCCATACCGCCGTAGTTCTCAAGAATCCAATAGATTTGCGCGCAGTCCTGCAAATCGTTTGCAAACCCAGACCGAATCAGATCATAGCTGTCAATGCTCTGCTGCAAACCGACAAGCGTCGACTGATGCAAACGGCTTCCCCATAGTGGGACAATCGGCAGGCGACTGTAATTTTCCTCGGCGATAACCTCTGGCTCTGCATCGGCAGGCGCTTTTGAGATGGTCTGCTTGTACGCGCGCAGATCTCCATCTTTCTCAAATCGCGCATACCCGGATTTTGATTTAAACCGCCTGTAACCGTCTTCGGTGTACAGTACGGCAATCGTCGGCTTAGTGTCGTCAATGCGCCAGTATCGCAAGCCAGCGCGCAACGTGCCGTCATTCTCGTCCCACAACGGCACAAACTCAGTCAGTGGGAAGACATGGATGTGATCAAAGTTGAAAAACACAAAACTGACACCGTGAATCAGCGCCAGATATCCAGCTCTGTATAACTCAGTATCAAACGTCTTGCCCAGCTTTGCTTTAGTCCCGCCGTCCTGCTTCACTTTTCCATCGGTGTCTTTGTCGCTCGCAAAGGTCACGCCGTTGCCCAGCGAGTAGGCGCAGCGCTGCGTATTCAACCTCCGGAAGAAATTTGACGCGATCTTGTTGTTTGATGCAACATAGTTTCGCACCGATACCCCAGCAGATGAATAGATTTTCTGCACATATTCATTGACGGTTTTGTTTTTCTGATGGTCGTACAGGTTAGCTGTCCGCGCCATTTCAACCGCTTCGTTTTGTTCGTGCTCTGCAATCATCTGCGAGATGAAATCGGGGATTTTATCCTCGTCCGTCGGGAAATCCTGCCACGTCAGCAACGCCATCACCTCCTTATGCGAAAAATGGGCTTTTATACTCTTCTTTTGGCTTGACAAGCCGCATGGTGCGCACGCCATAGCGCAGCGCATCCATTAAGTGATCGTTGACCTTAATCGGCTTGTCGTCCGCCTTGTCGTCCCAAACATAACCGTCAAACTCCTTCCGCAACTCCGGCAGATTGTCGAAAATCCGCACGTCGCCGCGCTGCATGCAAACCGCAACGTCGCGGATGCCGTCCAGTACGTCGTTATCTGCCTTCCTAACACGGAAGGCAAGCCGTGAGCGCCTGAGTGCCGCGATGAACGATGCAGCCGAAGGGTCAATGATCGTCATCACGCCGCGCCGCTGGTCTTCCGGCAGGCTCTCGGTGACAAACCGCTCCATGTCGCGCACATAGTCCTCATCGGTCTTTTGCACCTGTGTGTCGCGTCCTGAATAGCGATATTCCCGGAAAATATGCCAAACGCCCTCGCTTTTGCCCCATAGCAGAGCAGCGAAGGCGTTTTGTGTGCCGTAGTCGATTGAGATGAAAACATCACGCCAGCGTGGCGGCGCGAACGGCGTTTCGAGCGCTGAGGAATAGCCGGGGTAGATCATGCCCTCGGCTTGCGCCCAGCGCCCTAATATATATCGGTCATAGTAGACAGTACCCTCGAAATCCTTTTTCATGCGCTCCTTTACGCGCTTGTCAAGGAAAGGGTTGTCATCAATCGTGTATTGCTGTATGTACCAATCAGCGCCAGCTTTGTCGAGCCGCTGCTTGAACCAGTGATTCGGGCCTTCCGGGTTGCACGTCCCATCGAAAAGGCTGTACGGCTTGTCTAAACGCGATTGAAGCATCGCGAAGACGGATTCCGACCATGTAACAACCTCATCGCCGTAACAGTATTTGACGCTTTGTCCGCGCAAGCGGTCAACGTGCTTTGTGTTATCCGCGCCCAGACAATAGACACGCTGACCGAACAAAACCGCCGTGTTGTCGCTTTTGATGTCGGAGATCATATCCGTTCCCCATATTTCCTGCATGGGGTCAATGATATTTCGCTGTATCGTTCCGCGTGTGTTTCCGAGGATGACGTTGAGTCCTGGTTTCCCTTCGCCCTCGATCAGCCGCTTCGGCAGAATGAAAAAATCGCCGTATGTCTTGCCTGAGCGTGTCGCGCCGATTTTGATGTTCCATGTAGCCGTTGCTTCGCGCCTGTATTCGCGCTGCTTTTTACTGAGCATTTGGCGCTCCTGATTCTGCGTCGAGCCGCTTCATAATTTCTCGCACATGGTCGAGCTGCTTCTCCGCGTCGCTCTTGCCATTCGCAAGCTTCGCCGCGAACTTCGCCGCTGAAACGTCGCCCTTCATTCCGCGCTGGAACATTGCAATCATCAGCGCCATACCGTATGTCTTGTCATCGTCTTCGATGCCGAACATACCGCTCATCTGTGCTTTGAGGTTTTCGTCTTTGACTGACGCATCGAGAATCAAGCTCATGCACTCGGCGAGCGTCTTTTTCTCTCGCTGCTTTTTCGTGCCGTTCTTTCCACTCCTGCTTGCGTCAATCGTCGCCGAATCGTCGCCGTTCCCGAATCGTTTACCGCGTTTCAGATTTGCAAGGCTGTTCGGGTGCACCCCACGCGGCATTCCGATTCCTCCTTATCGAGCGTTAGAACGGCAGATCGCCAGTCCACGCTTTTTCAGCCTTTGAGCGCTTTGTCCTGCGCCTGCTCGCCGCCGTGGACGATCTGAGCTTGTTTATCTTCGCGAACTTTCCTGAACCGCTTGCCATGCTGCATCCCTCCTGATGTAATAGTTTTGTGGTGCGTCGTGATTGATCGTGCCGTACAGCCTCGCTTGCTCATCCATGATGTCTGCATTGAATCGGTACAGCTCTTCTCCTTCCTCGATGACGATTTGCTCAATCGAGTTCGACGAGCGCATATTTGCACTCCCGTGAATCGTGAAGAAATGCCCCGGAAACGTTTCAACGGTGATGATTTTGCAGTGGTAGTTTGAGAAGGCGACTTGCGTTTTGTCGCCAACGTCAAGCTCCTTGTACAGATACGGGATAAGGCGCTCTTTCTCGTGTGAGTAGAAGTAGCCCGAAAGCAGGATGGTTAGCTGCTCCAAGTCCGTCCACTCGATGATGTTCCGCAGACTGTCGATATTGTCTTGCGACATTCCCAGCGAACAAATATATATTTTTTTCGGGCTGATGCGTTTTTTCATCACCAGTGCTTCCAAGAGGTCGCCGAAAATGAAATCGCCAGACACCCATGCGAATGTTCTTGCCCCTTCCGTCAGGTCGATTTTCTCCGCCAGCTTTTCAGCGTTCCGATAGACGACCTTGTGCGAAACGTTTTTCACGTTCATCTTCGGGCGCATGATTCGCGTTTTGAATCCTCCCTCGTCTTCGTTTTCTTCTCCAAGCGTCAGATCGAAATCGTCAAGGTCGAAGTCGAGTTCAAAGTCAATCGCGCTGTCAAACGCGATATCAAGACTGTTTTTTTGAACTTGCTTTTTTCCCATGCCGCAAGCCCTCCCCTGCACACCCTCCCGAATCAGCATAAGCAACGCCGCTCCCACTCTGCGTCCATGTTGCGTTGCGTCCCGATCTGCGCCGGAGGTAAAGCGCAAATCACCCCAAAACAAAAGCCGTGACGTTCGCCGCGGCTTTGCTGCTGATTATTTGCCAGCGTCCTGCGCTTTGCGCTCTCCGCTGATTTTAATGTTATCACACGGTCGCACTCTATGTGTAGCTCCGATTGCTCTATAAGTCTACTGCAAGTCGCCTATAATCTCCCTCTTGTACGCCCAGCCCGTGCTTTCAGCAAGCCCTTGACGTGCCGTTGCCTCAGTGACGGACAATCCCTCGATAAAATACGCCTTGCAAAACTCTCGCACTCGGCTGACCTTCTCAAGCGTTTCGATTTGCAGCACAATCTTGTCGATCACCTCAAGCGCCGCGGAAATTGCCGTAAGATATGCCATGCTCGCGGCTTGCAGCGCCTCGAAAGCCTTGTCACGCCGCATGACATAGGTTTCAAGCCCTGCACCGCTGGACGAGCCGGACGGCATGCCCGTGAGCTTTTGCGCTGTCAGATAGGCGGCTTTCTCTTCTTCGTAGGCTTCCTCCGTCCTCACATACGCCTTGCGCTTTTTCCGCGTGTCAAGCAGCGTGCGCTTGTCCGCTTCCGTCAACTGCATTATTAACCTCCTTTCAACAATTCGGTCATGTCCACAATCGGCGTCGCGCCGGATCCGCTGATAATCGGCAGCTGACCATTCCACTTTTTAATGTATTCTTTCTGGATTACTTTATCGGTGATGCTCTTTGCTTCCATTTCAAGACGGTAACTTTCTGCGTCAGCCTGAATCCTGACGGCTTCCGCGTCCGCTTCCGCAGCGATTTTCTTCATCTCAGCATCAGCCTGAGCCTTGATCTTTTCGCGCTTGGCCTCGGCCTCCGCGATGATCGTCTGCTGTTCCTGCTCGGTTTGTGTTTGCAGCTTCTTCTGAGTAGCCACTTGCTTAGCCTCCACCGCGTCGGTGAAAGCATCGCTAAAGTCGATATCCGTGATCGCCACGTCTTGGATTTTTACATCGTAGATTTCCATTTTAGAGTAGACCGCTTCGTAGACTTCTGTGGAAATGCCGTCACGTTCGGAAATCAGCTCTTCTGCCGTATATTTTGAGAATACGGCTTTAACCGCATCCAGAATACACGGCTCCATGATCTTGCTCCCGTAATCGACGCCGACCTGTGAATAGATACGCCTCGCGCCGTCTTCGGACAGTTTGTAATTGCAGGTCATCTTGATATCGACCTGTTGGATATCCTTGCTAAATGCCGAGCAGGCGACCTCATACTTCTGCCAGCGGCAATCCATTTTAACAACGGATTTCCACGGCGGCGTGAGGTAAAATCCGGGTTTCAGGATATCCGGCTCGGCTTTGCCAAAGGTCAGTACGATGCCGACAAAGCCCTCTTTGATCGTGGTTGCCGAGGCTTGGCGCACAGTAACGCAGGCGCCGACAGTAAGGGCTACAATCAGAAAAACCAAAGCGATAATCTTTTTCATAAATATTCCTCCGTTAAATTCTCCGCTTCTGTTGTTCCTCCCAATACGGAAGGCTCATTTTGTTATACCACTCATTCCATTTTTCGTATTCATCGTCATATCTCGGCTTGAATCGGTCTAAATGCGCGCTTTGCATACATTCTTCGCACCGCGTATGCTTTGTCAGCGAATTGTGCGTATGGTATTTGCACATACTGCATGTTTTATATGGATTACATACCCACAACTGACTTATCCAAATACATTCTTCCAGCGTTAATCTAGGGGGTGTCCATCCGCAGAATTTCCATCCGTTCAGCTCAACTTCATATGCGCATTTGCTGCACCTATCTTTTTCCCAAGAGTTCTGAAACACGCCAAATTCATTCTTTGGGCATAATGGTTCTTCGCTTGTTATACGATTCGACCGAACAATTCTTGCCGCCACGGGTGCGCCTCCCTATTGATATGTTTTCTGGCGTTCGCTATGCTTTTTTGAGCAATCAGCAGGTGCTTTTCGCACAGCTTTTTTCCTTCCGCGTGTGGCTCTGTGCAGTATAAACATTCTCCCGGCGGCTTCCATTCCGCGCGTTTATGATTTCTAGCGTCTTTGGACAGGTGAAATTGACAACGCACTTTTCCAGACATGGCCGGCCTAGCACACGCTATGCACTGACCTTTTTCCTTTCTGATCGCCGCCCTGCGCGCGTTAGCTTGTTTTTTCGAGGCTTTGTAATCTCCACTTTCCAAGTAACGCCCTTGACGTTTCCTTTCTTTTTCAAGGCAATCAAAGCATCTAACATGCCCGATCATTGCGTCTTCGTGTCTGCAAGACACACAGATTCCATGTGCCTTATACCACATATACATTTCTGCACTTGACACAAGTATCTATCTCCTCGCCTTTTTTTGAAATTTCGCCCAGCGCTCGTGACTGCGCTTTTTTCCCGTGCCTTCTATACAAGCTGTGTAGCGGTTTTCCAGCGCCGTCTTCCGTCCGTCCGCATACGCCTTGTATCTCTCTCGCATCCCGCGTGGCAGCCGACCTCGCGGCTCACGCAGTCGCGGCATGGCGCGTCATTCACGGTTCCTCGCCTCCGTCTCTTCTCCCGCCATCTGCCTCGTCATAATGTCGCCAACCTCATACTTTCCATACTCATCCGCCGATGACTCGAACCAAAAGTTTACAATTTCCCCATTTTTATAGCCTTCTATGCAGATGGTATATCTTTCATTCTGATAACCATATTTTGTTACACGCCCAGGTGTGTAATACTTGTCGATGACGCGCCCACTTTGTATCTCATTTTTATTGTTTTGAATCACAAAGTTAAACGCAAACGCAATAAAGACCAGATATGCGGCCAACATTATTGCGCAAATAATACCTAGCACGTCAAGCAAACGATCTCGCATTTTCTCACCCCCACGGCGTTCCCCGCCTTTCCGCTTCCGTCGGCTTGCGCACCCAGCAGCGCCAAGTTTCGCCGTAGCCTTGCATCTTCGTACCCAATAAATATTTTACCGTCATGCTACTGTCACAAATAAATTCCGGCGTATCGGCCAACATCCAGCGGCTTACGTCTTTCTTCTTCCTATTTTCGAGCCAAAGCGGCATTGCGTCCGCACCTTCTGCGCAATGTGTGCTCACCTCTTCCAGCGTCAGCGCATGGTTGTTTTTCGGCTCGACACGGCGCAAAGTGACAGCAAGCGTTGTTTCCTCAATGTTGCTTGTTGCACTTGTTGCACGGGAAAGCGGAAATTCAAGTCGTGGTGACGCGCTGTCGCATGTCACACACTGATACCACGCTGATGTAAGGTTTGCATGGTATCTATGAGACAAAATATGAAGTATCATTTTGTCGCCGCAATATGGGCATTTAGGCGTTTCGCTCATCGCTCTTTCCCTCTCTTTCCGCTTCAAGCTGTTCGATGCAAGCGAAAACGTCAAGCATCAGCATTGTGCTACAACTCACGTCCCCGTAATATGGGCAAGCCTCGGAGCACTCACTCAAAATGCACAGGCTCACGGCTTTTTTGATCTCATCAGGCGCTTTCATCGTTCTTCCTCCGTTTTCGCTCCTTCTCGATCTCCGTATCTCCCGGATTTAAGTTGCAAAACCATGCTCACAAGCTCCTTATCCGTCACATTTTTCTTGTCAAATAATGCTTTTTTAAGTTGACGGCAAGTTTT